GCCCATGACCGGCTGTGACTGCGTATGCGAAGGCGCGCAAGGCACCGCATGGGCGCGCCTCGTCAGCGGAGCATGGCAACAACCGGCCGTCACGAAATGCCCCACCGGGCCATGGCAAGTCACGTTCCAAATCGGCGTGTATAGGTGCGTGTCCAGTGAACCGACCTGTGAAACAAAAACCGCTGAGGCGACCGCCCTGGCAAACGACGCGGCATCGCTGGCACGCGCTGTGCTTTGCTGTGACGCACTGGCAGGACGCAACCACACGCTTGGCGGCCTGCAAATCATCGGCCCTCTGGGCGGCTGCATCGGCGTGGCTTTGGATGTGGTCCTAGAGCTCGGATCGCTGTAACCTGCCGTTATGGCCTTGTATCGAATAAACCGCCGTAACGCGCTTTTTCAGGGACTTCCGGGTGATTTCATTCGAGTCGAACCCGACCCGCTCATGGATGCGGCCGTGAAATCCGGGATTGTCAGCCGCTGGGATACCGAGGAACCGGCTAAGACGCCCGTAAGCAATAAATCTAAGAAACGTAAAACCGACCAAGGAAAAGCGGTCGTGGTGCGAATGTCCGATGTTGACCCAGGGGGCAGCGATGGCGGTGAGGATACGACAGGCGGGGATACGGAGCATACGGGATAACGAGGTCGTCGACTTCGTAACCAAGCTCGGCCGCCGTATCGCGGTAAGGGCTAGCCGCCTGTCACCAAACTTCAGCGGCCGACTATCCCGCTCCATACGCGCCGGACGCACCGTACAGCGCGGCAACCTGGTATCCGTCAAAATCGGCACCAACACCGGCTACGGCCTGTTCCCCGAAACGGGCACAGGCATATTTGGACCAACCGGAAGACCAATACGACCCAAAAACGGGACGTTTCTCGTCTTCCAACCACGTGGACTTGGGCACGTAATTCGTGTCCGAAGTGTCCGGGGCCAACCCGGACAGCATTACATGAGGCAAGCGCTCTTGAGCGAGATAAGAAACCTAGGGAAATGACATGACCGAACTCGCAAAACTCTCATACAAAGCTAAAGAGATCGAACCGGCGAAAACGCAGCCGATCATGGTGGAAATGGGCGGAGATGAATACATCGCCCACTGCCCCAACGACTATGAGTACATAGCGCTTATGACCGAAGTGCGTCGGTTGGAAGACGACCCCACCGCCGTGGAAATCAAACCGCTGATTGAAGCTTTCTTCGACCCGCCCGTGGCCGCGCGCATCGTTCGCCGCATGCGAGGCCTCAACCCGCGCATAAGCCTCGTCGCTGAACTTATTCCGTGCATGATGGCCCTCGTTGACCACTACAAAGCCGAAGTTATGGGCCGTCTAGATGAGACACAAAAAAAGCTGGCAGCCCCAAAAGGATGATGTACCCGGCCGGGTGGCCTGACGAAATCGAATATGAGGGAAGCGTGTACACGTACAGCGGCAGACGGGAGCACATCTTGTCTGCCCTGGCGTCTTCCCAGTCAGCGACCAAAACTGAGCATTGGCTTGGTGTGCTGGCGTATCCGATGAATGAGGCCGGCCGGGAACGGGTAGTTAATGACCTGTACGACAGGGCCCATCCGCTTACCGGCTTGGGTATGTGGGTGCTCACTGACCGCATCTGCCAGGACGCTTTGGGCATGCAACTGTTTTCGGCGGGAAAACTTGCGGCCACGGCCCTACATTTGTGGCTTCCTTTCAACGCGTGGGCCGTTAAGCAAGGCCTAGCGCTCGCAAATTTGCAGATACATGAGCTGTTGTCAGCCGCTTACGGATGGCAAGCTAATGCGTGTGGAGATGAAAAGGCCCTCGAAATGCTAAACCTGGGTATTTTCGGCAAACGAAACCCGTGGGGGTGATGCATGGCAAGAACTGTTGTCGCCGATGCGGACGTGGAAGTTATCGCCGATGTATCAAAGCTTGCCGGGGATCTCCGCAAAAAACTTGAGCCGATCCTAAAAAAGATCACGGCCGTCATCAACACTGCGGCGGATGTGGATCAGTTTGAGAAGGATGTCGATAAAGCAATAAAGCAGGCGGAAAAGAAAACCGCGACCATAAAGGTGGAAGTTGATGTAAAAAGTGTCGATAAGGAAGTTGACCGGACCCGCACACGCATCAACAGGTCAAAGCCAGCCACCATAAAAGTTGATGTCGATGTTGATGAGTCGCAAGGCGTCTTCCTGAGGAAGTTCGCCACTCTTGGCAGGGAATCGGGCAACCGGTTTGTGCGGTTCCTTGGCGACTCAATCTCCACCGGCTTGCAGGGAATATCAGGTCTGGCCAGCTCGGCAGCGCAAGGCCTCATCGGTCTTGCCACTGCCGGCGCTGCGATAGCTGTCAGCCTCCCGGCCGCAGCCGGCGCGGTAGTTGCCCTGTCATCAGCCATAGCAACAATGCTGCCTCTTGTGCTAGGTCTTGCCGCCCCCCTGGGCGGTTTGGCGCTTATCGCCGGAACTCTGTTCATCGGGCTACGCGACGTACAAGAGGCGCTAGAGGGTGACGAGGAGGCACTTAAACGACTCACGCCGTCCGCGCGCGGGGTCCTTAACGTCTTCGGGGAGTTCAAACCGGTTCTCAGAGAGATTCGGGACGCAGCTCAAGAGGCCCTATTTGAGGGGCTGTCCGAGCCGTTGCGGGAACTGGGCAACACCGCGCTCCCTGTCGTCAAAGAGGCGATAGTTGAACTCGCGCAAACCATCAACGGTGTTCTACTAGAGGCCATTGCATTCTTCAACTCGGCCGAAGGAAACCAACTTCTAGTTGAGTTCTTTGACGATATTTCCGAATCGGCGAAAGATATTGCCAGCATCGCCCCTGACGCGGTTGTGGCCGTCGCTAAGCTCGCTGCTCTTGGTGCGCGCCTTGGCCGCGTAGTGCTACCTCAAATCATCGACAAACTCCAAGAGTTCATAGACAAGCTAGAAGAGGCCACCGAAAACGGGCAGCTCGAAAAATCGTTTAATGACGCCTTGATCGTCGCCCGCCAGCTGATCGAGGCAACAAAAATCGTCTTTAACATCGTTAAATCTGTAGGTAATGCGTTCCTAGAAGGATTTAATGCCTTTGTTCCTGGTGACGAAGACCAGGGAAAGATGGATAGGTTCATTGGCTCCCTGAGAGACCTACAGACCTTTTTGGAAGATCCGACGGTGCAAGAGGGTATCCGGGGCATTGGTACGGCAGTGTTCCTGCTGGTCGCCGCATTTGGCGCCGCCGTTATAGCTATCGGACTGTTTGTCTCTACTATCACGGATATTCCCAATAAGGGGCAAGAGGCATTCAATAAGCTCGCTGAGGCACTGGACACCCTTTTCACGAAGATCGTCGATTTCACCAACAAAGCACGCCAGAAATGGGACGAAATCGGCATCGACCTGGGCGGCATGGTCAACAACGTCACAAATCTACTTTCGTCGCTACCGGGCAAGGCCGCCGCCGCCTTGTCTGGTCTTACCGGCACTGTGCAACAAGCATTCAATAACGCAATGAATGCTGCTCAGCAAGCCATCCTTGACGGCCGTGATCGCGCCGTGGGCGCCCTGAACAACATCAAAACCGCCATCATCGGCGCATTGTTCTCACTGCCGAGCATCCTTTACAACTCGGGACGGGCAATGATCGAAAGCCTCGCGCAAGGCATCCTCTCCCAATTGGGTAAGGCCCGCTCGGCGGCCGGGGCCATCGTGTCCGGCATTAAAGCGTACTTCTATAACTCCCCACCCAAAGAAGGCCCGATGGCTGGCCGTGGCGGCGTAGACAAGTCAGCTGAGATCATGCTGAAGGCGTTCACGGACAGCATGCTAGGTGAGATCCCAGGTATCTCTAGCGCCACTGAAGAGGTCGTCCAAGCGGTATCGGATGCGATGGGCCTAGGGCCTACGCGCCGGTTCATTCCGCCATCGTTTGGCAATAACGCCACGGTGTCGGCACCGAACCTACGCAATGCAGCCCCGTTGAGTGTGCCGCGCTCTAGCGGAACCACCGGAGGGACAACTACCGTGAATAATGCGCGGAACACCTCCGCCACAATCACTATCGTGGCACCCACTGATGACCCGACCGCGATCGCTGACCGTTTGGTGCGTCGACTTTTGGAGGCAAGGGCCTAATGTTTCATGGCTGGCTGTCCTACGGCGGTGTTGAGATCGTCAACGATGCGAGGTTGTTCGCATATGTGCGTAACCTGGGGATACCGGGTCACAGGTGCACGGAATGCGCGACGCTACGTACCGCTTTCGAGCATGACCCTTATGTAACCCCGGCGGACGATAACGCCCCCTGGTATGACCCCAATATCCCCGAGTCAGCGCAGGTCGCGGGTTTCCACCTGACGTCCATTCAAGGCCTGGGCGATACATCCACACGGCGTGTAGATGAGCTGGCACGGCACGGCGGGGTTGTGGGGTCGCGGCGGCGTACCTCACGCGAGCTGGTCATGACGTTCGATGCCATCGCATCAAATGAATGCGCGCTATCATATGCGGCCGGATGGCTCGCAAAGGTGCTGCGCGGTCGGGACTGCCCGCCCGTCTATAACGTTTTCGATTCAGGGAGCACTCTGGGTTGTGCGGGTGAAACGCTGTGCATGCTCACATGCTGCCCCACCACGCCCGAAGAGGTAGACACGTATCTCACCTCGCTGTACAAGGTCGGTGTTGTTCAAGGCCCGATCACGGGTGATCATCAGTCGACGCTAGAGCCGGGCGATGAATGCGGGCTCGCACGGTGTTCATTCGAAGTGACGTTCGTGGCCGGTGATCCTGGCTGGTATAGCCCCGCCGAAACGATCATCGACGTTGATTTGGCCGCATTCTATGTAGGCACCACAGAACCGGGTCAGCCGTATGACATCACGGAGGAATGCAACCCGCTACTAGGCAACCCGGATGCGGTGCTGTGTACGCCGATCATCCCCGACGCGTGCGAAGACACGATAGTGCCAGTAACCCAGGAGCTACCGATCCCATGTATTGGTGTCCCGGACCCTCGCACCACATATACCCAGTACAACTACTACAGCATTCCTATCGACACCAGCGGTATTAGCAGCTGGTTTGATCTAGTGCCCAAACTGTTCTATCAACCGGGCTTTATGTCTCCGCCCGGCACCGACCTTGACCCGCAATCCCCGGAAAACTTTGAAGGGCCGGTAGCTTTCCAAATCCGGCGCGTCACCCCCTCTAGCCCATGTGGAGAGCAGGCGGACCCGTGCGACGTGTGCCTAGAACTGTTCGCTCCTGTCTGGCCGCGAGCCACTGAGGGCGTAGCGGACTGGATAGCCCGCAAAGTTTTTCGCCTAGAGGCCGGGGGTGTTGGGTTGTGCCCGATCCCGGTGTATTCGCGGGGTTTGGCGCCGTTCAACTGGCCTACCCTCATTTGCGGCGACGAAATGTGCCTCGACATTTACATCGCCACCGACAGTGACGCCCGGTCCGGTCACATCCGTCTAGACGTCCAAAAGCGGCAGGACGCACAATGCTAGGGGGCAACGGATGGCTATAGGGTGCGCGCAAGAATATACGGCGCTGATCGTCCGCCAGCCGGGCGATGCAACAAGCATGGGCATCATGCCATCCGCGCTGGGGACGATTGAGGAAATCACGTTCCTTGAGTGGGGGCGCCTTTTCTCGATCATGTCCACGGCGCGAATCGAGTTTACGCGCTGTCCGACTAACTGCGGGTTTATGGAAGACCTCAAGCCGTGGGCTTATGAACTGTGGTTGTACCGCGATGGGGTTTTCGCGTGGTCTGGGCCGATCGTCATTAAGCGCAATGACCGGGAGTCCGGAAAATTTGAGATCACCGCGTGGGATGTGACGGGCTATACGCAGCGCAGGACGATGCGCGACTACTACACAAACACCGATAACCCGACTTCCGTGGCCGTGAGCCTCGCCAACACATTCTTTCTAGGCACCTTCGACTACCCGGACCCAGCCTTTACCCAGTACATGCAAGTGCTGGGCCTGTCGACGTCAACGGTAACGGTGGAGTATGACGGGGATCTGTACACCGTGTCGTCCAAATGGGCGGAGATGGTTAATGCAGGATTCAACTACTCCACCTTCGGGCGATATACCTTGATGATGGGCGAAACCGCTCCAAACATTGACAACCCGTTCGTCATCGACGCAACCGACTTTCTCGGCAACATGGAACTAGTCGAAGACGGCACAGACTTCGCCATACGTGTCGTGGGCACAGGCGAGGGCATAAGTACGTTTAGCGGCGCCGTGCCCACCGAAGTCGAGTATTACGGGATGATTGACTGGCCGCCCATCCGATACCCAGGCATCACCTCGGCAGTGCAGCTAGGGCAGCTCACCGTCGCCCTGCTGAATCAGAAACGCGACCTCTCACCCGAGCTGGTGATCCCGGCAGGGTCGTCGCTAGCGAGCACCACGGAAATCTACTCACTCGGGTATGAAATCCAAACCGCGACGCCCGTCGCCCTACCTAACCTGCTAGCCGGGATGAGGTACGACATTCAGGTGGAAGAGGAACAATTTTGCGCACCCGGTCGCTACCCGATGCGCCTCAATGAAATGAAAGTAACCTGGTCTCCTGA